AGGCAATTCCAATTCAAGGAAGAACCACTACAGGAGTGCGCTTAATTGATACTCGTGGCACTAATACAACAATTGAAATTATGTAGGAATGATTAGCTATGGATGAAAAATATATAAAATTGTTTATTGAACTTGCACATTCATTAGAATTACTTACTGAACGTGCAATGGAAGAAGAAAAAGATAGTGGAGATACTGAAAATTTAAAAACTGCAATTCTTATGCGTAAAAATTATATGGAAATTTACGATAAGATGCGAAAAAATGAAATGGATCAATTAACTATAAAAGATTTTGCGCACCTGTATGTTGCAAGCGGAATTTTAGTTAATCAACTAGAATCTAAAAAGAAAGAAATTGATAAAGCGATTCAAGGCTATAAAATTGATATACTTCCTAAACTTAATAGAATTTTAAACGAGACGAAAGAAGATGTTGAAGCAATAAAATTAGCTGAAGAATTATTTTCTATTAATGAAGAACAAACAATTGATTGACTTTGAACAAAAATTTTGTTATAATTATAACGTAAAGTGGAAATACACTTTAATAAAAATAAATAAATAATTAATTAATAAAGAGGAGAAAAAAATTATGGCAACAGTAAATTCAATTATGGTATTAAATTTTCTAAAGGAGCATTATGGTTCTGAGTTTTCAAAGAAGGAAATCGCTGATGCGCTAGGTATTTCTATTCGCGCCGTCACTGGAACAATTAACGCATTTAGTCGTCCTGAAAAAGGATATTGTGTTATTACTCGAGAGGAAGTGGTAGAAGAGGCTCCTGAGACTGAGACTCGTAAGGCTAAGACTAAGGTAGTCAAGTATCATACTCTAACTGAAAAGGGACTAGCTTATGATCCTGTGAAGGAAGAAGAAGAGAAGCAAGCTATGAAGGAAGCAGAGAAGGCTCGTAAGGCAGCTGCACGCGCGGCAGCAAAGGAATCCGCTAAGGCTTAATAAGCTAAAGCGGATTCATTACCCATAAAGTAAAATAAAGTAAAGTAAAATGAATAAATAAAGGAGATAACATTAAATGAAAAATCTAGAAGTACAAAGTAGGAATGAAGTTAATATTGTGGGTAAGCTATTAAGTACAACTTTTAGAGAGGGTACAGCATCAACCGGTAAGCCTTATGAAAGTTGTAATTATATTGTAAGAGTAACTCAAACAATCGAAGGCAAGGAACAAACTCATGAAATTCCACTAAGTGTTTTTGCAACGAAGTACACTAATAGCGGCAAAAATAATCCTGCATATAAAACTGTACAAGATATGAAGCAAATGCGTACAATTCAGAATGATGGAGAGGCCAATGCCACAATTGTTCGTATTAACAAGGCTTCTATTAGTGAGAATATTTTTATCCCGCAATCTGGACAGCTAATCGATGGCTGGCAACTACGCTCTTCATTTGTGAACGAGGGTGGAATGGAAGAGTTTGCACGCTTTACTGTAGAAATGTTTATTATTGATATGCACGACGAAATAGTTAATGATGAGACCACAGGACGTCTTATTATTCGCGGTGGACTCGTTCAATATGGTGAAAAAGTAGATGTCGTTGAGTTTATTGTAGAAGGGGCTAATGCTATTGAATATGTAACTCACAACTGGGAAATTGGTAATACAGTAGTTGCTGCAGGTCGAATTCGTTATACTCCACAAGAAGCTGTTTCTTCAACTGTAGATAGCTGGGGAGAAGATGTAATGGAGAGCGGGCCTAAGATGGCGCGTGAACTTGTTATTACTGGAGGTCCTAGTGAGCTTCCGGATGAAGACTTTATGTACGACCCAGCAGAAATTAAGAAAGGACTTAATGCTCGAAAAGCGAATATTGAGCAGATGCAACTTAATGCAAAGAATGGCGGGCAGAAAAAGCAAGCTCCTGCGGTTGCTTCTCGTCCGAAGTTCGATTGGGAATAATATCCCAATCGAATTTTTTGGAGGTGTAGATAGATGGCTAATACTTTAGATTTAAAGAATTTAAAAAAGCATACAATTTCTAAATCTTTGCGCTCTAAATCATGCTTGATTTTTGGATCTCCCAAAGTTGGAAAATCAACTTGGGCTTCCAAGGCAGAAAAGGTTTTGTTTTTTAATTTTGAAAATGGTACAGAATTTTTGCCTCTTGAAACTGAACCAATTCCAATTCAAAAATGGACTGAATTTAAAGCTTATTTAAAGCAATTGCGTGATCCAGAAATACAACAAATGTTTTCTGTTTTAGTAATAGATACTGTAACGATTGCCGCACAATTATGTGAGCGTTATATTTGTTTACAGAATAATGTCGAGCATGTAAAGGATATACCGTGGGGTGCGGGATATGGCATGCCTGCGAATGAATTTTTTAATGTTTTTCATGAAATTTCTATGATGGGGTATGGCATAATTTTTTTAGCCCATACTAAAACACAATATTCAGAATATTTAGATGAAAAAGGAGAAAAGATACAGCAAGTTACTGCTGATATTGATAAGCGTATTTTTTCTGTGTTAAACGGCATGTGTGATATTATTGGATATGCTGAAAAGCAGTATGATCCAGTTAATAAAACTATGTCAAGAGTTTTATATGTTGATCCAGATTCTCCAGAGATGGTAACAGGTGGGAGATGTGCACAATATTTTCCTAAAGTTATTCCATTAGATTATTCTGTTTTTGAATCTGAATTAGAAAAAGCCGTAACTAAAATTGCTCAAACTTCTAATTCTGAATTAGTTGATAATATAAAAATTGTTGAAGATAAAAGAGATTTCTTAGAAGTAATTTCTGAAGCTAAAGAGCTTTGGATGAATTATATTAACAAAGGCATGACTGACGAAGAGAAGGAGCAAAGGTTGTCTGTTTTACAAGATATTGTTCAAAGAATTTTTGGTAAACCGATTAAATTATCTACCGTAGTACCTTCTCAGCAAGAACTTCTTGAACTTGTTGTACAAGAGTTTCATAACTTAAATAATTAAAAAGACCACTTAGTGGTCTTTTTTATTGACTTTAATCACAATTTATGTTATACTATAAATGAATGGAGTGTGATTAAATGAGTGTTAGAGCAATACATAAATGTTTTGAATGTAAAGAAAAATTTCGTACAGACGAAATGATAAATTATAATAATAAATGGTATTGTAAAAAATGTTACGAAGATAAATTAGCGCGCGAACGTTTTTCGGATAAAGTATGTAAAATATTTGGAGTAAAAGCGCCAGGGCCAAGGATATGGACAGAACGTAAACGTATTATAGAAACATATGGATATACAGACGATACAATTGTTGACTGTATAGAATATGCTTACAATGTTGAGCATATTGCTAAAAAAACTATAACTCTCTATTTTGTAAATCCTCCGATGGTAGAAAAAATGAAGGCATATAAGCGCGCAAATCAAGCTAAAGCAATATCGTTAGCGCAAGCTACAAATCAACAAACTTTTGAACACATCGTGCCTATAAAAGAAAATATTAAAAATCAGAAAAAAATATATAATCCTGATGATTGGCTAGGTGATTAAATGGTTTTATCTGATAAAATGGCATATCGTCAAGTCATTGGTAGCTTAATGCACAATCCAATATTGTTTTTGTCCTATACCGATATATTTCCTACTGATTTTGACTCTAAGGTAATACGTATTTGTTTTATTAGTATACAAAATTTATTTTCTCAAGGAGCGCGAGTTCTTACTCCAATAGAAGTAGACCAAGAAATTGAGACGCATACCAATAGTGCGATTATTTATCAACAAGAAAATGGACTTGATTTTCTTAAAATTGCATATGAATTTGCCGAGCCAAATAATTTTGATTTGTATTATATTCGTTTAAAAAAGTATTCACTTTTGCGGCGACTTGTTAAAGAAGGGTATGATGTAAGCGAATATTATATAGCAGATAAAGATGTAAAGAATCCGCTTGAAGAAAGTAAAATACAAATTCATTTTGATGAAGCTAGCTTATTAGACATACTTAATTCTGTAGAAAGTAAATATAATATAATTAGAAATGATTTCTTACAAGGTGGAAATAGTAATGGTGACGCCTCAGCAGGAATTGATGAATTAATTGAAGAACTTAGACAGACTCCTAACATCGGACCGAGCTTAGAAGGACATATATTTAGCAGCGCGTGTAGAGGAGCTAGACAGGGATGCTTCTATTTAAAGAATAGTAGCAGTAATGTCGGAAAAACGCGCACAAGTGTATTTGATGCCTGTCATATCTGTTATCCAATACGTTGGTCTCATACTCAGCAAACTTTTATTAGAGAAATTGATTGCAATGGTAAGATGAGAGACCCGAGAAAGATACTTTTCATTGTTACAGAGATGGATCAATCTGAATTACAAACTATTATATTAGCGTATTTATCAGGAGTAAATGAAACAAAAATTTTAACTGGAAGATATGAAATTGGAGAATTAGAGCGAGTACAATTTGCGGCAAAAATCATGAAAGCATATAAGGGATACTTTATGATTGAAGCAATTAGTGAGCCTAATTTAACTAATATTGAAGCGACAATAAAAAAATATGCGACAATTGATAATGTGAAATATGTATGGTTTGATTATATCCATGCAACAGGAAGCTTACTTAATCAGTTTAATAATAACGTTCGTCCTGATATGACATTAATGATGCTCGCAAACCAATTGAAGCAACTTGCCAAGGATTATCAAATATTCGTATTTTCTGCTACGCAAGTGAATGCGACGGGTATGGAAGATAATGGAGAATTTAAAAATGAGTTGTCGATTAGAGATGCGAAAAGTATTAATGATAAAAGTGATATGTCATTCGTGATGAGTAAAGTTAGTGATAAGGTTTGGAATACTTTATTACCCGAATGGCGTAAAGCAGTACGCACCGGTATATTAGATTCAAAATACGTTGAAGATGCGCGTTATCGTCCAACTCATGTTTTAGATATATATAAAATGCGCAGAGGTCGCTATAAAAACGTAAGAATCTGGATTTATTTAGATCTTGGTACTGGTGAACGACGAGATTTATTTATAACAACTGCAGATAACCAGCCTATTTACGAGCCATTAGATTTATTTAATTCTGCAATAGAAGAAAATTTTAGTTGGCGCGATTATTTTGATAGAAAGGATTAATATGGAATATTGGGGTAATGATTCTAATCTTGAATTAATGTCACTTGGCGCGCGAGATATAGTAGCTTCTTTAACACTAAACGATGTTAAATTATTTCTTGAAAGTTTAGGAGTAGAACAAATTGAAGTAAATGAAGAAAAGGAATATATAGTATGTCCGACTATATGTCATAATCCTATTAATGAAGCAGAATCAATGAAATTATATTGGTATCATAATAATAAAATATTTAGATGCTATACAGAATGTAATGAGGCTATGTCGATATTTGAATTATATAAACGTTATATGGCCTTAAATCAATATCCAGTTACATTTTTTGAAGCAGAAGAATATATACGTTCTTTTTTGCATCATAGCATACATACCCCCAAACGCGCGTCTACATATGATTCAGAGGTAGAAAAATATAAATATACAACTAATATTCCTCAACTTAAAGAATACTCACATAATGCATTAGATTGCTTTATTAAGTATTATCATCCACTATGGCTTAAAGATGGAATAACAAAAGAAGCGATGGATAGATTCGATATACGCTTTTCTATCAATCAGAATAAAATTATTATTCCACATTTCGATATTAATGGACGTTTAATAGGTATTCGCGCACGCACATTAGAGAAAAATGAAATAGAAATGTTTGGAAAGTACAGACCAATTCAAGTTGGTGATACTATATATACCCATTCTCTTCAATTTAATTTATATGGTATTTATGAACATCAGAAAGGTATACGTAAACGAAAAAGCGCAATTATTGCTGAATCAGAAAAATCTGTACTTCTTGATTATGGATTCTATGGAGAAGAATATGGAAATTGCGTAGCATGTTGTGGCTCAACCTTTAATAAATATCATATTAGTTTATTAACTAATATTTTGGGCGCGAATGAAATAGTTGTTGCGCTTGATAAAGAATATGACGATTGGCGTTCCCTTAAAGCGCGAAAATATAGAGAAAAGATATTGAGTATGTGTAAAAAATATATTAATCAAGCTAATTTTTCTTATATATGGGATTATGATAATTTATTAAAAGAAAAAGATTCTCCTTTTGATAAGGGTAAAGATATATTTGAAGAATTGTATAAAAATAGAATTAAAGTGAGGTAATAAAATGTGAAATATAAGTTAAGAAATACCTATTCAAAAGAACCAGAAATCGCATTATATGATATTTTGCGCGATAGAGGGGTTAATGAAGTGGATAACTTTGTTAAACCTAATAAAGGGTGTGAATTAAATCCTTATGATTTAAATAATATTGATGCGGCTGCTGAACTTCTGTTAAAACATTTGCGGAATAATAGTCATATATGTTTTTGTGTAGATTGCGATTGTGATGGCTTTACTTCTTCTGCAATACTATGGCTTTATATAAAAAATATTTTTCCTGAAGCAGATTTAACCTTTACTGTACATGAACATAAACAACATGGTCTCGAGGATAAGATTAGTTGGCTAATTGATAATGAACAATTTGATTTAGTGATATGCCCTGATTCTGCTTCATACGATATAGAGTGTCATCGTTTACTGCATGAGATAAACACAGATGTTTTATGCCTAGATCATCATGAAATTCCATTAGACGATAATGGTAACGAAATTTTACCCAATTCTAATTATGCTATTGTTGTAAATAATCAACTATCGCCTTGTTATACCAATAAATCATTATGTGGTGCGGGTGTAGTATATAAGTTTTGTGAGGTATTAGACGATAAATTAGGTATCAAGCAAGCCAAAAATTATATTGATTTGGCCGCCTTGGGCGAAATTGCCGACGTAATGGATAGAACCAATACAGAAACAAATTATATTATGATGGAAGGACTTCGTAATATTAAGAATAAGGGCTTCCAAACTTTATTAGAATCACAAGCTTTTTCCTTAAAAGATAAAGCTAAGGCACCCAACCTCGGCTTGACGCCCATTGATATAGCGTTTTATATCGCCCCATTAATTAATGCTATTACTCGCGTAGGCACAATAACAGAAAAGGAAAACATGTTTTACTGCTTTATTGAACCGGATAAGTTAGTACAAAGTACTAAGAGAGGAGCTAAACCGGGAGATACAGAGTTGGCGGCCGAGGCTACCGCGAGATGTGGAGCTAATGCTAAATCGCGGCAAAACCGAATTAAAGAAAAGGCATTAGATTTAATTGATTTTAAAATTCAAAAGAATCAGTTAGATGATAATAATATTATTATTGTAGAGATTGATGATAGTGATGATATACCACAAGAAATGACTGGTTTGGTCGCGATGGCGGCGGTATCTAAATATCACAAGCCAGTTATGATTGGGCGACGTAATAGCAAGAATGAGATACAAGGTAGTATTAGAAGTGATAGTAATTTTGAAGGTTTACCTAGCTTTAAGAAGTTCTTGGAAGAAAGTGGCTTAATGATGTATGTTGCCGGGCATGATGGGGCTGCGGGCTGGGGATTGCAAGGTAACAGGATAGATTCACTACTTGAATATGCCAATACCGAATTAAGTTCTGATGATTTTGAGAATTGCTACATTGTAGATTATGTGTTAGATGCACGAGAAGATAATAGTAAATTGCTCACAACACTGGCGTCGCATCCTGAGTATTTTGGTAATCATATTGACGAGATTAAGATTGTTATTAAAAATATATCTCTGCAAAGTGTGATGACTATGGGCGCAAATAAAGATAGTATGAAAATTAGTTTTAATGGGATTGACTATGTGCGTTTTAAGGATTTAGATTTTGTTAATTTGGTATTGAATAATCGCGCGAAAAATTTAACAGTATATGGGCGCGCGAATCTAAACAGTTATATGGGAAAAACATCAATTCAAATATTTGTGGACGATTATGAGTTTGAAGAAGATGAACATAGATATGATTTTTAATTGACAAATAATAAATTTTATGATATAATAATTATAGAATAAAGAAGAGGAAAATATTTACATAGTTATAAAAAGAACGTGCGCAATGAAGCGCGAAAGGAGATGATGCCTGTATGAAGATGATGACCCGTTATCCCGGTAGTCTTCATAATTAGGAACCATACTGATTATAGTAATGAGACTCTGCGCGACTGTATAAATAAAGTAAATTCCTTAATAGATACGGCTATTGAATTAGGTCATGAATGTGTAGCAATTACAGATCATGAAACTATTTCAAGTTATATTAAGGCAGAAAAGTATTATAATAAGGTTAAAAAAGCATATCCAGATTTTAAACTTATTCGTGGTAATGAAATTTATCTTACACGAAATGATTTAAATGCGACAAATTATGATAAGAATAAAGATAGGTATTTCCACTTTATTCTTCTTTGTCGTGATTTAGAGGGGTATCATCAGATTTGTGAACTTTCAACGCGAGCATGGCGACGCTCTTACATTAGTCGTAGGTTGCGTCGTAGACCAACTTACTATCGTGATTTAAAAGAGATAATTAAATGTAATCAAGGGCATGTTATTGCCTCTTCAGCATGCCTAGGTTCACAGTTAGATAAGTTTTTGCTTCAGTATATGAATACGAATAATCTTGAATATTATGAGACTGCGAAAAGTTGGTGTCTTTATATCGAAGATATATTTGGTAAAGGTAATTTTTATTTAGAGATGCAGCCTTCGAATAATAAAGAGCAAGTATTTGTAAATAAGCAATTGCTTCGTATCAGTAAGGAATTAGCTATTCCATATATTATAACTACAGATAGCCATTATTTGCGGCCTCAAGACGCATTTATTCATGAATCGTTTTTAAATGCACAGGACGGAGAGCGTGAAGTTCGTAGTTTTTACGAGACAACGTATATGATGAATGACGACGAAATACGCTCTTTCTTTCCTTATTTTAGTGAAGAGGAAATCGAAGCTGCGTATTCTTCAATTAGAGAAATTAAAGATAAATGTGAAGATTTTTCTATATTAAAACCTCTAGAAATTCCAATGCTTCCCTGGCGCGATTTTAGAGAACATTCGCGCGCAGAGCAATATCGTTATACGGAACTAATGCCAGAATTATTAAAATTCATTGAATCATCGCATAAAGCAGATAACACACTTGTACTCGCGCTGATTGATGGTATTGAAAAGCATAAGGATTTACAATGTCAGGAAGCCTATGACGCCTTAAATGAGTGTTTGGGTATGACTTGGCAATCTAGCGAAGTGAACAAAGCTCGTTGGTCAGCATATTTTCTTAATCTGCAAAAAATTATTGACGAGTGCTGGAACGCTGGAACTTTAGTTATGCCAGCTCGTGGTTCGGGAGGCGGCTTTTTATTATTATATGCGTTAGATATTATTCAAATAAATTGTCTGCGCGAAAACACACATACATTTCCTTGGCGTTTCTTGAATCCGGCGCGTGTGTCTGTATTGGATATTGATGTCGATATATCTGGTTTAAAACGTGCGCAAGTTTTGGCACACCTGCGTAAGTTTTATGGTGAAAACAGAGTAGCGAATGTTGCAACTTTTAAATTAGAGAAATCAAAGTCCGCAATTTTGACGGCTGCCAGAGGTTTGGGCATTGACGTAGACGACGCGCAATATATTTCTTCATTAGTTACTGCTGAACGTGGGCAACTTTATAGTTTACATCAAATGTATTATGGTGATGAGGAAAATGGTATTAAGCCAAATCAAACATTTATTACTGAAATAAATAAGTTTGAGAAATTATGGGAAGTTGCAAGTCGCATTGAAGGACTAATTTGTGGCATGGGTATTCACGCAGGCGGAGTTGTATTTAAGGATACCGATTTCACAGAGACAAGTGCGCTAATGCGCGCACCTGACGGAACAATTGTTACTCAGTTTGAGCTGCATGACTTAGAAGACGTTTCGGAAATAAAGATGGATCTGCTTTCAATTGAAGCAGCGGACAAAATACAGACATGTTTAGATATGCTTGTGCGCGATAAATATGTAAAAGAATATCCAACTTTACGTGAAACATACGAGCATGCACTTGGAGTATATGATTTGGAACGAACGAGCAGTGAAATGTGGGACTTGGTAAATAACCACAGTATATTTTCGTTGTTTCAAATGGAAAAAGAAAGTGGATATCGTGGAATTGCATTAACACATCCTCGTAACGTTGATGACCTAGCTACTCTTAATTCTGTAATTCGTTTAATGGCACAAGAGAAGGGAGCCGAATCACCACTAGATAAGTATGCACGCTTTCGTAATCATCCACAGGATTGGGATAATGAAATGCGCGCTTATGGCCTGAATAACGATGAAATGGCGCTTCTACATAGAGAGCTTGATGTTTCTAATGGGCTCTGTATTACACAAGAGCAGTTTATGAAGCTGGTACAGCTACCTGAGTGCGGTGGATGGGATTTGCAATGGGCTGATCGGCTGCGCAAGGCGATCGCGAAGAAAAATCCGAAAGAATATGAAGCCCTTACTGCGGAGTATTTTGAAGGAATAAAAAAGAAAGGCTGCAGTGAACGATTCTGTAGTTACGTTTGGTTCGTGCAAGTCGCGCTAAGTCGTGGTTATGGCTTTAATGCGAGTCACACGCTAGCGTATTCTATAATTGCACTTCAAGAAATGAATCTTGCTTGGAAATATCCAATCGTATATTGGAATACTGCAAATCTTATTGTAGATAGCGGTGGGGTTCAAAGTTTTGAAGACGAAGATATAGAAGAAGCGGAGTTAGATGTAAAACAAGAAATTGGAATTGATGAAATTGAAGAAGAGGAAGAAGAATGGGAAGAAGCGAATGAAGTAGTAGAAACTGAGGTAGAAGATAAGAAAAAGAAGAAAACAAAATCCATTGATTACGGTCGCGTAGCTTCGATTATTGGAAGAATGGGAAATGAAGGTATAAAGGTCTCACCGCCGGATATAAATAACTCATCCTTTACCTTTACACCAATCGCCAAGGATAATAAAATTCTTTACGGATTGCGCGGCATTACTCGTATATCAGTAGACAAAATTAACGAGATTATCGCGGCTCGCCCATATACATCTATGGATGACTTCCTAAGTAAAATCAAAGTGAATAAAATTCAGATGTCGAATCTAATTAAATCCGGCGCCTTCGATGTGATTGAGGGGTGCGCGCGTGAAGATATAATGCGTAATTATCTCGAATCAATTGCAGATAAGAAACAACGTTTAACTTTGCAAAATATGCAAATGCTTATTACAAAGAATTTAATACCCGAAGAAATGCAATTTTATGCAAAGCTATTCCTATTTAACAAGTATCTAAAGTCTTGTAAAGAGGGAATTAATTACCAATTAAATGAATCAGCTATTAATTTCATTACTACACACTTTGATACAGACATAATTGAGGATGGAACATATGTTTCACAAAAGAAGTGGGATAATTTGTATAAAAAAGCTATGGAGCCAATGCGGCAGTATTTGAAAGATAATAAAGATGCAATGCTTGATGCATTAAATCAAGCTTTATATAACGAGGTTGCAGATAAATATGCACAAGGTAATATCTCAAGTTGGGAGATGGATTCAATTTCATTTTATTACCACGAGCATGAGCTTATTCGCGCGCAATCACACTATGATAACTTCTTTGATTTACCAGAAGAACCTGAAATTGAATATACTTTTCCTGGAAATGGAGGGCAAGAAGTTAAAATTTATAAATTGCATAAAATTATTGGTACTGTAATTGATAAAGATAAAATAAGAAATACTATTAGCTTATTAACTCCCACTGGAGTTGTAAATGTACGAATATATAAAAATCAATTCGCTTTGTACGATAAGCAAATATCTGAAAAAGATACAGATGGTACAAAACACGTATTAGAAAAAAGCTGGTTTACGCGCGGCACAAAACTTATGATACAGGGAATACGAAGAGGAAATGATTTTATACCGAAAAAAACCCGTAAATCAATATATCCTATTATATCTAAAATAACAAATATTGATAATATGGGTAATTTGACAATGCAATATGAACGAATAGGAGGAGATTAATATGATTGGTTTACTCGATTATGATCTCCTCCAATCAGAATGTATAACAAGTATTATTCCAAATTTAGAAATAATGAAACTTGCTACTTATTATCGCGTAGAAGAGAATCATTTTTGTCGTCTTTTGACTTTAGACGAAAAAGAATTAGATAGTTATGATAAAATTTATTTTTTTAGTGAAAAAGGACGTAAATTAATTGTACCCGACCAATTTAAGCGCGCCAATAATGTTATATATGGTGGTACAGCATTTACAAATTTCAAATATATTCCGTTTGAGAATAAATTGATTGATTATACTATACCGCGTATAATTATATATAAAGAATATTTAAAACAAAAGTATTATGAAGGTTTTAAAAATTTAGTTATTACTCATGCTTTAGATGATACTTATTATAGAATGTACGCGGAAAAATCTCGACTACCAATTCCTCCTGTAAGGTCAAAACAACGTGTATATATATTTGATCGAGATTTTTTCTATCCAGATTGGGAATATATTATTAAAGATATTGCAGATAGAAAACCATGCGGTATTTATCGAATACATCCTATAATTTGTAAAAAATTATCAGAATATTTTAGCGCACGACAGTGTAATAAATTAGCGCGCTCAAATGAGTATATACTTGATTTAAAAGTACCATTGGACGAAGTGAATTATATGGTTACGCATTATAAAAAATACTTTTTAGCAGACATAGTAAGAAGTTCTAAAGTTTTTTTACCATTTAAAAGTAATTTACCCGCGGCGGAACCTTATTATAAAAATTTAGTATATACACTTAACGTACTTTATGCTTTTTGGACACGAGATATTCCTATAAAAATTTATTTAGAAGATACTCAAATTGGAGTAAATAATCCATTAAAAGAATTAGAACAAGCTATTTGTAGTTGGACAATGGCGATTTCAAAACCTACGGATAAAGAATCAATTACCTTATTGCAACGATTTGGGAAAAATAAAACATTATTATCTCAATATGAAAGTATTGTTAATAAAATGCCATATGCAAAAACATTGTTTGATCAATCATATGAAGATTTAAAGAATAGGGGGTATTGGAAATTATGAACATTGATAAGATTATTTCTAATAAAGAACGATTAAATAAAGAATTGCGAATTGCACTGTCCACTATGGAACGCTCTGATAGAATATATGAGATAAAAAAAGAGATTATTGAGAATCAAAAGGTTTGCCCGCATGTTAGTAATAAATATAATTGGGCAATTGTGGATAGTATATGTCCTTATTGTGGATTTCATTTTGCGAATGGAGGTACTATAAATGGATAAGAATATACAAGTTTTAAAAAGAACAGGCGGATTAGTTGATTTTAATAAAAAATGTATTGTCAATGCTATTACTAAAGCCTATCAAGAAGTATATCAAACTAAAGAAAAATCTCCTAATTATGCAAATATTATTGCAGATAGAATTTATAATATTGGAATTGAAATAGAAGCTCCTCTTAAAGTAGAAGAAATTCAAGAATTAGTAGAAGATTACCTTACTGAATATGATATAATGGTTGCTAAAGCATATATACGTTATAGATATAAACACGGGGTTATGCGTGCTTGTTCTAATGATTTTATTCGAACTATTAGTGAAAAGTTACGCGCCAGTAATGTTCAAAATCAAAATGCTAATGTTGATGAACATTCGTTTGGAGGTCGTGTAGGTGAAGCGTCTGACGAGATGATGAAGCAATATGCTCTTGATTTTTGCATGTCAGAAATGGCAAGGAATAATCATTTAAATAATGAAATTTATATTCATGATTTAAGTGCGTATGCCGTTGGGATGCATAACTGTTTGAGTATTCCATTTGATAAATTATTAGCGGAAGGATTTAATACGCGACAGACTGACGTGCGACCAGCTAACAGTATTAATACTGCTTTTCAACTTGTAGCAGTTATTTTCCAACTTCAAAGTCTAATGCAATTTGGTAGACTAAAAACTGCCTGTTAAACCTTTACCGTTAATCAACGGGGTATATATATAATGAATAAATAGTATATATGCTAACGGGGAAGCCTAAGTCAAAATGATATGGTAATCCCGTGGGAAAATAATTATTATATCAATAATCTCCTAATAAGGAGATGATAAAATGCTCATTTATAAAATCACTAATAAAATAAATAATAAAATATATATAGGATTAACAACCTGTTCTCTTAAATATAGATGGTCTAAACATCTAACTGAAAGTCGAAATCAAAATAACACTAAGCCGTTATATAGAGCACTTAGAAAATACGGAGAAAAAAATTTTATAATTGAAGAACTAGAATCTACTGATGATTTTCAATATTTAGGAGAATTAGAACGAAATTATATTAAAAAATATAATTCTCAAAATCCAGAAATAGGTTATAATTTAACCGCTGGCGGCGAAAAAAAACCAATGGGATGGTAATCCAGCAGCGAAATTAACTTATGATGAAATTGTTCAAATACGTGAAATTTATGCCATGAATGAATTAAGATGTAAGGAATGTTGGAAATTATTTAAAGATAAAATTTCTTACTCTGGTTTTCAAAAAGTATGGAATGGCACTACTTGGCAGGGTATTATGGATGAAGTTTATACTAATGAAAATATAGAAATACATAAACATCAGAAATCTAATCCCGGCAGTAAAAATGGTAATACAATGCTTAATGAACAACAAGTTCTAGCAGCAAGAATATATTATACTACACATACTTTACAAGAAACTTATGAATGTTTTGGAAAACCAATGTACAGTAAAGATGGTTTTAGAGGCGTACTTACAAGAACATTTTCTCATATTCCTATTTACCATAAAATTAAAAAACAATGGACTTTAAATAATGAGATTATTGATATAAACAATTATAAACCTGTATCGACTATCTCCGAATCGGGAGAGTAAGATTGCTATTGATACGCAATTTGAAATAGGTTTTGCGGCTATACGTCGTTAAGATATAGTCAGTCCCCTTAGAAATAAGGGATGAGACGGGTGTTTCTGCTACACATTTAGATTGGACTATGGTGCCTTATATTAGAAAAAGCTTCGCTAAACATTATTATGATGGATTATCTTATATAGAGAATATGAATGAGCGATTAGAAATTTATGATATGATGGATTTGGATACTACTACTTGGAATATTGAAGATAATAGATATAAAAAATATAAAAATGCATACGCTTATGCAATGGACATGACTGAACGCGAACTTCAACAAGCTGTAGAAGGTATGTATCACAATCTCAACACACTTCAATCACGTAGCGGCAATCAGCTTCCATTTACTTCAATTAACTATGGAACTTGTACTTTACCAGAAGGACGTATGGTTATTAAAGCTTTACTTGAAGGTTCTTTAAAAGGTGTTGGTAAATTCCATAAAACTCCTATCTTCCCTTGTGGTATCTTTCAGCTTGGTAAAGGTATTAATCGCGCGCCAGGTGACCCAAATTATGATATGTATCAACTTGCTTTAAAGTCAACAGCGAAACGTATTTATCCTAATTATGCAAATATTGATTGGTCTGGTAATGCTGGATATGATAAAAATGATCCTAAGACATTCTTTAGCACCATGGGTTGTAGAACAGCGAATGGCGCCGATATTAATGTAGAAGAAGGAACCAATCCGCAAACGAAAGATGGGCGTGGTAATATTTGTCCAGTTACAATTATTATGCCTACTATTGCAATGGAAACAAAAATATTTGGAGAACAAAATCATTTAATTGAAGGCGAAAACGGTGAAGAAGTATTAATTGATGCATTTATAGATCATCTTGACGATAAAATTCATGAAGCAAAAGATATGTTAATTGAACGCTTTAATTGGATTTGTTCTCAATCTCCTGCTTCTGCAAAATTTATGTATGAAAATAATACAATGCTTGGCTATCATCCAGAAGAAGGTATTCGCTCTGCTTTGAAACATGGTACAGTAGTAGTGGGTTAAAGCCTAGTTATGGCCCACTTTAAACTTCCTAAATTGCGGGAACACCCTTAGAGCCTTAACAACCAAGTTAAAATAGTAATATTTTAATGGCAAGGTTAGCGACCAAGGTAAGGTAAAATCGTTAAGGATTGGGCAACCAGACGCAGCGAAATTTCTTTAAAAAAGAAAGACGTTCAACGACTATAATGGAAGAAATTGATGAAGTTATTTCATAATAAAAACACATATCCTATGAGAAAAAACATGGAGGTGTGAGTTATGAAAACAGGATTAATTTATAAATATACTAATAAAATTAATCAAAAAAATTATATAGGACAAACAACTTCTACGTTACAACGTAGAGATCAAAGACATTTACAGCAACTTAATGACAATACTTATTTTCATAGAGCATTAAAAAAATATGGACGAGATAATTTTTCTTTAGTAATATTAGAAGATAATATTCCAGAAGATAAAATAGATGATAGAGAAAAATTTTGGATAGAACAATTTGATTCTTATTATCTTCATAATAAAGGCTATAATATGACAAAAGGTGGAAAATGGAGTACGCCTGAGCAAAAAGTCTTTGGTAAGGATATAAAAGAAATTCAAAATCAAATACTAAATTCTTCTGTTTCTTTTCAAGAACTCGCTAATATTTATCAAGTAAGTTTAAGTTGTATTAGTGATATAAATACAGGCCGTACATTTAGAGATAATAATTTAACTTATCCGTTACGACTAACTCCGATACGTTCAGAGCTTGATGAAAATAAAGTACAGAAAGTAATACGATTACTAACCACTACAAATTATTCACAAGCAGAAATTGCAAAGCAAGTAGGAATAAAAGAATATACTGTAGGGTGCATTAATCGTGGAACAAATAGTTGGTGTCCTAAAAATTTAAGTTATCCGCTAGTTAAAGGTGAAAAGAAAAATACTTATAGTAATAAATTAACAAAAGAACAAGTTATTCAATTATTATATGATTTATTTTTTTCTTCTCTTACTATAGAACAAATAGGTCAAAAATATGGTGTAGCAAAAAATACTGTAGGAGATATATCTAGAGGATTAACTTGGAAAGAGCTTACAAAAAATTTTATTTTCCCATTAAGGAAAAATAAAAAGAATAATCAAGAAATTTATTCATCAATTTATGGTATAGTCTAATCCCTTTAAATATCCCGAAAGGGAGGGTAATAAATGCAACTAGGACTCGCGGAAACACTTCAAATCCTCATTGGCTGCGACCATACAACTGAAAAAGGTATGGCCTTAGCAAAACGCATTGAACAATTATTCAAAGATAGATGCGCCGAGTTCAAAAAAGAATATAAACTAAATTTTGGAGTATATTTCACTCCCGCAGAAAATTTAGCATATACTGCGATGAAGAAATTCAAAGCAAAATATGGTGAGATTCCTAACGTATCTGACCGCGAATATTTCACCAATAGTATTCATGTTCCAGTATGGCACAATATCTCCGTATTTGATAAAATTGATATTGAATCACAACTAACTGGATATTCAAGTGCAGGATGTATTACATATGTTGAACTTCCTTCTGGTGTAAAAAATAATATTGAAGCACTTGAAACGATTGTTAATTATGCAATGGATCACGATATCCCATATTTCGCAGTCAATATACCGATAGATACTTGTATGGATTGTGGTTATAGTGATGAAATAAACGATACTTGTCCAGAGTGCGGCGGGCATAATATACAACGCTTACGTAGAGTAACTGGTTATTTAACTGGTGATTATAAAACTGCTTTTAATTGGGGCAAGCAGAAAGAAACTGAAGCGCGAGTAAAACATGCGCATTAATTATGAGTAAAATCGCTGGAATCTATTGGGATGATACCGCGGCCGCACCTGGTATCTCTCTTTCGGTATATTTTTCTGGATGCCACTTCCATTGCCCCGGTTGTCATAATCCAGAAGCGCAAGATTTTAATTATGGTGAAGAACTTACAGATAAATTAAAATTAGAAATTATTGAAAAATTAAATAAAAATGACGTATCTCGTAAATTATCTATTTTAGGAGGAGAACCATTATGTGAAGAAAATCGGCAAGACGTCGCTATTTTAATTCATAATATACGTAGTATGCTTTATGATGTGAAAATTTACATATGGACTGGATATACAATAGAAGAACTATTCGCTTTACATGATCCTTGGATAGATTATATATTAGAAAATATAGA